CTATGGCTATTCCCGCAATTATTGGTGGCATAGCCAGCGTAGCTAGTGCCGCTATCCCGAGCCTTCTCGGCGGAGGTGGAGGCGGCGGAGGTGGCGGTGGAGCGGCACCCACAGACTATTACTCTCTGTTTGGTGCACAAGCTGCTGCTGCAAACAACCCATTAACAGCAGCGATGCAGGGTCTCTCTGTGTTACAGGGAGCCTTTGGTGGCGCTTTAGGTCTTGAGGGTTCGACCATCGCATCCTCACAGTTATCGATTCTTAAGGAAGCCCTCGATCGCGCCCAGAAGCAAACTGCTACTCAGGCATCAATCACTGCGGGTACAGCGGGTGCTGGTATTGACCTTAAGAAGCTGTTAGGTCAGGCTCGTATTGGAACTGAACTTTCTGGTGCTCAACTTCTAGGACAGGCTGGCTCTGCCGCCATCGGTGGTGAGAATCAGCTGGCTCAGAATCTGGCTAACACTAATGTCGGCCTGAAACAGCTGCAAGAGACAACACGGGCAGCCGTGGCTCAAAAGCAAGCTGATACTCTGGCTGATGTCTTTAACCAGCGAGCATCTACTGAGGGTAAGTTAGCTCTTGGCGCTCAAGCTTTAGAGAGCGGACTTAAGCTCCAGCAAGCGAAAACTCTGAGTGATCTTGCAACTATTCAGGGTCAAACTAAAGCTCAGAAGTTCCTCAAGGATGTAGGGTATCAGCGAGCTTTAGCTGGTACTCGTTTCTTTGCATGATTAAATCAACAATCGGAGAGTCTGCCACTGTTGCTGAGTGGTTGAACTCTCTTGATAAATCTCAACAGGACGCGTTCAAGCATTACGCTCGTAACGCCACAAGTGATATCGAGGCTTATCTGTACGCTCGGTTTATTAAGCCGAGTTACACAGGTTCGATCTCCGATATCACCGCGTGGGTTCAGGAACGTTACCCAAAAGAAGATCTTCGTAAAGTACTGCTCGTAGAGATCGATTCTCTTAAAACAGATTTACATAACGTCCGTCAAATGACGTTGACGGGGATGCTGGATCACGCCACAGCAGCAACCAAAATCGCTGTTCTGCAGAAAGAGATTCGCTCTCACATTCAAGCAGTTCGCCAGTTGACCGATGGTTTGGATCGCCGTGGTCTTCTGTTAGCCGGGGCAGATCGTTGCTTACGTGAACTTTTAAATAGTTTTGAAGATTCTCCTACCGTGAGTAATCTTCTAGAGGATGCCTCGATGATTGTCTGGTCGACAATCGAACGCGAAGAAAGAAGCTAATTGTTGGTGAAGGTAGGTTTAGACCTACCTTCTAACCCGTTTGGCTTCGTGGAAACAAGAGATAAACCTCTTATTTCACGGGCTCCATCAACGATAGCACATTAAGCACAGGTGTCCTGAAGATACCCATAAAATAATCATTTACGCCGAGTGACATAACGAGCTCTTCCTCATCCTCGATAAAACAACCGAAGGGGAGGATACAAGCTGGTTGGTTTGAGATATCGTTACCAACTGGATCTGTCCAGGTTACTAGCTCGTCGTTCGTCGAACCTACAAACAGAGGTTCTTTTGTCATGCGTGTAATACGATCTTGCGCTGCATTTAGCGTGTAGGCACCTAAAGCGTATAAAAGATAGGGGCGCCGATCCAGCTCTGCAGCCATGTACTTCCAATGGAAGAACACAAGCCATTCATCATCAACCTTAATAGGCGCTGTGGAGTTGAAGGTTGGGTGAGTACCAGTCAGCTCTTTTAAGCACTCCGAGTCGATAACTTTGTCCGGTTTACCAGGAGTTTTTATGACAAGAGGGATGGTGGAGTAGAGAAGTTTTAACTCTTCACCGTCAGAGTAGAAGCACCAATTTTTTTCGGTGCTCCCTTCTTCCAGATTCTTACCTACAGGTGGGTAGAAGCAATCAATTAGTTGACCGAATTCGTTGATCTGACCCACTGCCACTTTTGGGGTCTTGATCATTTTGTGATTCGTAGTATCCCACTTAGAGGCGTAGGTGCTGGTAATGAACTGACACCTTAAGTTGTCGTCTGGAGTGATGAAGATTCGAGGGTCTTCGTAACTAAGTCTATGTTTTTGAGTCCTAAGTTTCCTCGAAGCGATAATCGTATCGTCACTTAGAAGCTCACCCACCCAGATATCTGTGGGGGTGTTGTTGTAATAGAAGTACTTCATATCGTGCCTAAACACGAAATGCTCGGGTTGTGATCGCCACGCGATTAGAGTCGAGCCATGATGTTGAAGTACACAAGGACTGAAGTTTGCAACGCTATCTTCAGGTAAGCCCTTATTAATCCTCGTGAAGATTCCTCCTAGCTCATAGGCTTGATCAAAGACTGAAGGGAAACCCCCCTTGGTTTTAGCAAATGCACGAATAACAGACTGGCTGTAGTACGTACGGTAGCGGTGAAATTGCAGACTCATTTGATCACCTCCTGCATAGCCTTTTCAAAACCTTCGGCAATCTTGTCCCAGCGGTATGAGGGATTTTGAGTAACGCTGAAGCATTCCTCGGCGATCCAATCGTAGAAACTCTTATCTTCATATAGCTTTGTAAGCATGGCGGCCATATCGTCAACGTCGACGATCCCACGCTCAACGCCTAGATCTTTGTCGTAAATCCAAGCTGCGATATCTGCAAGTAGAGCTTTGCTCTTCCAGACATCTGCACACGACGTGTGATTCGGCATAACTTGAGGCTTCTTACAAGCTGCGTGCTCAAAAGGTACTAGACCCCAACCTTCGCCGTTAGCTGTATTAACACCAACATCCGTGGCGTTGTAAACAAGGTTTAACAGTTCATCCGGAGGGGCGTTAGTGTAGTCAATATTATTTGTCGTCATGATAATTCTGTTATCAGGTTGCATACCTAATCTCTTCATTTCTGCTGCGAATACAGCACGAACGTCCCAACCAAGATCTTTCTCGCTCATATGTAAGTAGAGGAGGGTGTCTGGTTTATCGACGGCAAAACGAGCAAAAGCTTTGATTGTTAAATCAATATTTTTTCTGGGTTGATTTCTATTGGCGTTCAAAACGATGAATTTATCTTCAGGAATTCGAAGTTGTTTACGCGCTTCGTATTTGTCTATTTCGTAGAACTTGTCGACGTCGAGACCGTGTGGGATGACCCCCAACATTTTTGACTTCACGCCCATGCGATTAAGTCGCTGAGCCTGCTCAATGGTGAATGTGATCGCGAAATCCCAGTCTTTTATGTAAGCCAGATGACTATCGATATACCACTCAGAGTCAATAGGGAAGTATGCAATAAATTTAAACTTTAGTTGATCTTTAAGTAAGTGTATGCGTTCCCAGACCTGGTTAACCACCCAGATGTCGTTTAGACAGATTATGTAATCGGGGCGCTCCTGTTGGACAATATTCGGTAGGCGCCCGATGCCGAAGCGATCGGATGGGTTGAGGGCTGCGGCTGGATAAACCTTGAAAGGGAGATTATGAGGATCACCTGTGTAATTAATCCCTACAGCCACTATCTCGTGGTTCTTCGACAAGTGCTCTAAGATACTGTGTGTTACACGAGCGAATCCAGTGTTGGAAAGGATATCTCCGTACCAGAGAATTTTTGCCATCTGGGGGTAAAATCTTTGGTATCAGTATACAGACAGTTCTAGAGGGAAACATGCCTAGTAGAGAGACTTTTGCGTACCGTCGTGCTCTAAAACTGAGAGCGGCTAAAGCTATTGATTCAGAGGCACCTGAGCTAGAAACTGTATTTACTAGAGCAGCAGATGACTTCCATACGTTTTGTACGATTATGGATAAAGCTCCAGCTCGGCATATGCTGGAGTGGCACAAACACTTAATTACAGGTAACAGCAACAAGTATCTGCTGGACATAGCTGGGCCGAATCTAGATATTCTGGCTCCCCGAGGCAGTGCTAAGAGTACTGTGCTCAACATGTTTACCGCGTGGATTATCGGTCGCCACACAACGGCTGGTCTTCCGCTGCAGATTATCTACTGCTCGTACAACATCGCCACAGCTATTCCGAAGAGTCGAATCATTAAGCAGATCATCGACTCGTCGACTTACAAAAAGATTTTTCCGAAAGTCCAACTGCGTACGGGTATGCAGTCGGATATCGGCTGGTCGATCGACTTCGACTATGCGGGCATCAACCGTGTGGGCGATGAAGAATTTACTCTACGTGCAGCAGGTCTTAGAGGCTCTATCACGTCTAAGCGTGCTCACCTTGTTATTGTAGATGACCCTATTAAATCCAGCACTGATATTAAAAACCCTGCTATTAGGGAGGAGATGAATAATAACTGGAGTTCCGTTATTGCTCCGATTATCTTTGAAGGCGGTCGGTCCATTTGTCTGGGTACTCGATTCCACCCTCTTGACATTCACAAGACGATGTTCGTTCCCGAGAAAGGGTGGAAGCAAGTACAGCAGGAGGCTCTCACATACGATGATGATGGTAACGCTGTCAGTTACTGGCCGGAGCAGTGGAGTGTTGATTATTTGCTAGGTCAGAAAGAGCTCGATCCTGTAGCTTTTGCCTTCCAATACCAGCAACAACCTGTGATGACCTCCGATCTGGTGTTATCACCTGATCTCCTTATAAAGGGTGATGTTGTTACTGAGTTCGATAGTCTCGCTGTTGGTGTAGACCTGTCTGCCAGTAAGAACGAAACATCCGACTACACAGCTTTTGTTTTAGGCGGTCGCCTTAAGGATAAGTACTACATCATCGATGCTCATCAGGTGCGTTCTATTGGAAATCTGGAAAAAATAGATCTTCTGTGCAAGATGCTGGTCGAGTGGGGGATTCTGCAAGAAGACAACAGTGGACAGTATTTCCCGACGTTTTCGACGTGCTCACTCGTGGTTGAGTCCGTTGCCTACCAAGCGTCGCTGGCTGCCGATATAAAACGTGTCATGTTAAATGAGTGGGGCTTAGGTAACATCCATATACATGAGGTTAAGGGTTTTAGGGGAGATAAAATTGCTCGCTTCAGGGGAACCTTAGGCCTGCTCGAAAATAAAAAGGTTATTTTCAATCGGTTCAGGAAGTTTGATGCGCTGTTTGATCAACTTATTAATATTGGCGCTACTTCCCACGACGACTTACTGGACGCTTACACATGGCTGATAACGTTCCTACAACGCCGTGGCAACTTTCATATGGAGTACTGATGTCGTATAAGTTTATTATTTTTGTTACTGCTCACAACCCACTCCAGCGCTTTGACTGCCTCTTAGAAACGCTTAGAGGTTACGACGAGTTATTAGGGACTAAGGACGTAGTAATACATATCGACTACGAGCACAGAGACGACAAAAGTGAGCTTTTAGAGCTACTGTGCTCGAATGTGAAAACTTTAAATATTGAAGTAGAGGTAGCGCCTAGTGAATTTGAAGGGTTTTCTTTAACCTGGGCGCACAAACAATATTTTAAGAAGGCGGTCGAAGCTAAAGCGTATGACTTTTACGTGTATACAGAGAATGATATGTTGTTTAACACTGAGCACTTTATTTACTGGTATACCTGGAAAGATCGACTGAGGAAGCTGAATTTAGAACCTGGCTTCTGTAGGTACGAATCTTATAAAGGTAAGCTCGTTCCTTTTGATAACCATCGTAAGTGGTCACTATCTGGACCCACGTTGAGCGTGTGGGGCGAAAGACCATACAACGTACAAACGTATATAACCCCTTCAAGTGAGGAAATTGTTTGCTTCGCTTCTCTGGGTAACCCTTATATGGGCATGATGATTTTGGATCAGTTCATGGCTGATGAGTACATACAGTCAGATAGCTTTGATCCTTTTAAAAGTTTTGCACTGACGAAATTTCGTTGCTGGCCGATTGCTGACAGAAGTTCTATGGGGACTGCGTTTGAAAACCTGCGTGGGTCCCAGGAGCATCGACGTGTAGTGCCGGTAGTTCGCTCCGAAAGTTCCGTTTACGTTCACCCGTGTGCTCTTATCGAGCATCGTGACACTAAGTACAGCGAACGTTTAGAAAATGAGTTAGGTTCTGTTTTAGATATTACGGAGTTTCTTAGTGTTTAATCAGTTGTCTTTCGAGGACCGCGTAAAATTCGCAGCGAATACTGAGTGCCCCTTAGGTTCCGTGGAAGTATCCGTAAATAAGGTTAACGTTGTCGAGCACCCCAGCCACTACAACCAAGGCAGTATAGAAACTATAGATTATTTGGAGTCTGTTCTTACAAAAGAAGAGTACTGCGGAGCTTGTAAAATGAACGTGCTGAAGTATGTGTCGAGAGAGAAGCACAAGAACGGTTTGGAGGACTTAAAGAAAGCCCAGTGGTATCTTGATCGCCTTATTACGTACTTGGAAAAGGCCGCATAAGCGAGTTAGGATAAGCAAAACAGTCTTCTTATATGGATATCCGCGCCTTCGGTTCCGTTTACGGTCAGACATCCCAACTACCTTACGCGAGCGGCTTTGGTTGGAACCCTGCTTCAGGTAGGAAAAATTTTGCTACCTGCCGTGCAATCTATATTGAAGCCAAGGCCACGAGCAGCAAGGACTATTTAACTGTCGAACTTTCTGATGCTCCTGGTCAGGAATCTACAGCTATTAACTTAGAAGGAAATACTTTAATACCTATTGCCTGTACTGCTTTAATCAGCGGTTCCGTTAACGGTGTCTTCGTTCTGTACTAATGAACGCTTATCAGTTATCTGGCTTAGGTTTTGCTCAAGCTTATAAGGCTTCGATGGATGCTGCGGAAGCGCAGCGTCGAGCTAACCAACCTACCGATTCTGCTTTTGCTAATGCAGATGAGGAGACTGAACGCAGCATGATCGGGTCTCCTACACCTCAACCGCCCGACGCCCCTAGCGAGCAATTTAATGGGTATGACCCACAGGGAGCTATAGAGAGCACTGAGGAATCTAGGAGTATCATGCAGCGTGCTAAGAAGCGTGCTGGAAAGTACTTGGGAAGGTCTGACTGAGGTAACATACTGCTAGTTATCTAGTGCTGTGTGTTAATCGACTGCTTTCCGTATTTCTGTGAAAAAGAGCTTCTTGAACTGCGGATCCGTACGCTTGAGGATCACGTAGATGGCTTTTTGATCGCTGATGCGAACAGGACCCACAGGGGAGATGAAAAGCCATTCACATGTGTAGACACATTAAGAGAGCTGGGTATTAATGAAGATAAGGTCCAGGTTCTCCACGTAGAGCTTCCCTCTGTAGAAGAAATTGCCGACCCCTGGATCCGTGAGCGTGGACAAAGGGATGCGTTAGGTGTCGGTCTTCATATGCTTCCTGAAGATACAGTTTTTATCTGTTCTGACTGTGACGAAATCGTTAACCCAGAAAAACTTGAAGAGATTAAGAAAGTAGTTACAGAGAATCAAGGCAGTGTCGTTAAGTTGAGTATGTCCATGCACTATGGACGTGCTGATCGGCAGCTTATTACTCCTGATGGAAAGCTTCATAACTGGCGTAATGCTTTTGCGCTGACTGTCCGGGACCTTAAAGAAGGTGGTACTCTGTCCAGTATGCGTGCAAGTCAAGATAATGTTTACTTTGGTGATATGGATGCTGGTTGGCACTTTAGTTGGATGGGTGATTCTGAGCGTCGTCTGAGTAAGTTAAAGTCTTACGCTCACTGGGAAACTGATCGTCCTGATATTGAAGTTACATGTGAGCGATTTAATGCTGAGTTAGGCGAACCAGATATGCTCGGTCGCGGGGACCACTTAATCACTGAGTATCCGCCGGAGAAATTACCCGCAGGCGTATTCGATCTGCCTCGTGTCAAGGCTTTCTTGCTTCCTTGATATGTTTTTAGATACATTCACGTACTTTAACGAGCGAGAGTTGCTCGAACTACGTATAAATGCTCTAAGAGATTATGTAAGTGGTTTCATTATCTCTGAGGGCAACAGAACTCACAGGGGTGATCCTAAAGAATACACATGCCTAGATGCAATTCGTTCTCTAGGTCTACCTGAGGATATGATCTGGGTTATCCACACAGATCTACCTTCTATTGAGGAAGCTCCCGACCCCTGGGTCCGTGAGCGTGGACAACGAGATGCTTTAGTGAAGCCTTTGAGCTTGTTACCCGATAACGCTATTTTCTTGTGTTCCGATGTCGATGAAATTCTTAATCCATCCAAATTAGAAGTTCTCAAGGATCGGATACACGAAGATCCAGACAAAATTTTGGGTCTCAGTATGTCCATGCACTATGGGCGAGCTGATATGCAGCTCTCCTCCCCAACTGGAGAGTTGTTTGAGTGGCGGTGTGCGACTGTGTGTACAGTTAAAACACTCAAAAAATACAAAAGTATTACTGAAGTAAGGAATCAACCTAATCGTGAGTTCGTAGGTAAGCGGGACGGTGGTTGGCACTTCAGTTGGATGGGAGATGCTGCCACGCGGAAGCTCAAGTTGAGCTCTATAGCCGAACACTACCTGTGGGATACAGATGAGGTCCGTGCAAGATGTGAGGCTTTTGAACCATTAGAAGGCCATGTGGATATGTTGGGTCGTAAAGATCATCTCTTGACCCGTTATCCAGTCGAGGATTTACCTCACGAAGCGGTTAAACTGGGAAGAGTTAGGAAGTATCTTTTACCAGATGGCTAGCAAGATGCCTGCCGAGGTTTTAGAGATGTTCAAAAAGGAACGCGAAGAAACCAAGGCCCCTAGTGGCGAGGAGATGTCCGGTAAAAAAGACTCTGCTGGTCGGGCAAAAGCTAAAGCTCGTAAGTTTAAGTCTTCTCGTGCTCAGTGATTGAGCCTCTCCGTGTTTCCTTTATCAGTGAAAGTTAATGTCTGCTGGTTCGGCGGAAACTAGAAAGCGGTTTACAGAAATTCTGGAAGCGGCTCGTACTCAGGATCGGAGCAGCCAATCGGCGACGATGGTTGTTTTGAGCCATATTCAGCAGATGACCCTCTTGATGATCAAGAAGGGTCTGACTTTTTATTGCGATCAGGATACATACAAGAGTCGCACAAAGTTTTTAGACGACGTAATTACGCTTAATAAGCTTGATATTCGCTTTCCAGCTATTATTCGCAACTTCTTAATCGACGGTTGCGGGCTTTTTTATTTCAGACCGGATCCAAAGCTCAAGTATCAGATTTATTTCTTCAATAAAGATCAATATCGTGTTTACCATGACGTTAACGGTAATGTAGAAGAAGTAATTATTATCTATAGCTATAAGGTAAAGAACGCCGGTCTCGGCTTACCTAGTAATACTTACGGTCAGAACAAGCGATATGTTCGTTTGTCGATCACAGCTGATGAAATCAGTGAGGTAGAGACTGATACAGAGCTTAGTTTTGACTTAGAACCTGGCGCTGTACTCACTCCCAGCAAGAAAAGGCCAAATAATCTTGGTTTTATCCCTGCTGTTGAGGTTTTAAACAAGCCAAACGCCAGTGGCACAGACGGTGAAGGCGAGTTTGACCCGTTTATGGAGCAAATTGTGCTCCACGACCAGCTAACACGTAATATCGCCAAGAATATTGAGTTTTTTGGCAACCCAACTCTGATTTCGTCGCGTCCACGGAGTGATCTGGTGGAAGCTAACGATAGTCAGAGCACTTTTAGGCCGACTATCAGCAGCCAAAGTGGTTTTGCGGGTGTCGACTCACCTTCGACCCGAGTTAGTGAGCCTTTTGGACCTTCAATGGGCGGTGGTTTGCGTGTTCCGCGCATCATCGCGAACGTTGAGGCTAGTGATCGTGTCGGTTACATGACTCCAGACCCCGTTAACGGGGACATGAACCGCTATACACTGCTTTTACGCGAGGAGATTCGCACTGCCTTAGGTGGTGTCGACGAAATTTCGGTTTCGGCTGGCGCCACCGCTACCGAAATCAAGGGTTTGATGGGTCGTGCTCAAGCCACGGCTCTTCGTAAGAATAAGAGTTTCCTTACCTATGGCTTCTGTCGTCTCTTAGAGATGATGGTGTTCCATCAGGAAACTATTTTCCGGGAATCTTTCATCGTTGCCGCAGGTTTAAAAGAACCCAAGGTTCCTGAGGAGCAGACCCCGGAAACTATCGAAAAATATCAACGTGCTATGGCGAAGTTCGAGCAGAAGCTCGATCAAACTATCAAAGTTTCAATCGCCGAGAATAAAGTCCCCCGTGGCGTCGTTGGTTTACCAGAAGACGGAGATCGAGCGGTTTCTTACCGTTATCAGGGGGATGTTTACGAGGATACTGCTTACGATTTACAACAAAAAACTATCGTTGTCCGTAACTTGCAAGAGTTAGGTGTCGACAGCATAGAAGCTCTGAAGTTTCTTTTCCCCGAGAAAACTGACTCTGAGCGAGCTGAAATGTTGAAGGGTTTCCCCTTCCGCATGGTGCAACAAACACAATCAGCTATGCAACAATTTCTGGTATTATTAACCCAGATGTTGCAGTCTCCTCATCCGCTTGCGCCTAATCAACCGCTTGCGGCAGATCCTAGACTGAATATCACTCCGCTCTTATATAGGACTTTCGACCACCTCGCGGAGGAATTAACCTACTCGGGTAGCTATGAGCCAGCAGATCCAAGCTTCGATCCCGAGCCCGGTCTCCCCGGCGGTAGCCCCGCAGGTAACCTCGGACCAGGGCTCAACCGCCTACCCGCAGTGGGTGGCGCAAACCTCTACCCCGGCGGTAGCTTCGGTACCTACAGCCCAACCGCCGTCGCAGGCAACACCG